CATCATCATTCAGTAATTAAATTTGATAGAACCAGCTCAAGTCCGTGGAAATGTAAGATAGACGGCGAGTTCTATACAGGAAAATACTTGTTTACAGTTGACTACACTGAATCTGACATTGCTGATGATCCGGCGCAACATAAACAAAGTCATGTGATTGAATTAACTGATGCTGGTAAATGGACAGGAAATATAGTAGCATTACCTAATAACAGGGTCAGAGCTACAAGCCCTGCGTTATGGGAAACAGGTGAAGGCGCACCGGACTTTAAACCAAGTCAGTGGATTCATAACGCAGAATGTGATAATAGTTATATGGACCCAAAGGTGACGTTTAATAATTTATATAAGGATTAAATATGGCAACTTCCTCATCAACTAATTTTGAATTAGACGTAGCAGAATATATTGAGGAAGCCTATGAGCGATGTGGGTTAGA